GTTTAAGTTCTTGGATGCTAAGAATGAGCGTCAACATGAATTAAACATGCAGGACAAACAACTTGAATTTGCTAAGTTGCAAGGTAGTCAAAAGATTCAAGAGGCACAAATCCAACAAGAGACCGTGGATATTGGTGCGCTGCGGGATGTTTTGGTAGCACAGTCAGCTCCAACTGGTAATAAATTTATTGACGGCATGAACGCCTCTGTGCGTCCTGTACTGACCTACATGTTGTTGTGCTTGTACATCAGCGTTAAGTACGTAATTGGATACACACTGTTCCAAAACCATGCAGACGCCATGACAATTATTAAGGCTCTCTACACTCCTGACGACCAAGCCCTGTTCTGGGGTATTGCTAACTTTTGGTTCTTAGACCGTGTTATTAAGTCAAGAAGCAATTAATCTTATCAAAGAATTTGAAGGATTAAAACTCCGGCCGTACTTATGTTCTGCCGGAGTACCCACCATTGGGTATGGCTCAACCTTCTATCTCGACGGTAGAAAAGTGACACTTCAAGACCCTCCTATCACACAACAAGAGGCAAACGAACTGCTCAACCACACACTGCAAAAGGTATTCATACCTGGCGTCTTGCGTGCCTGTCCAGTCCTAATTGCCCGCCCTAACAAGCTCGGCGCTATCGTCTCATTTGCATACAACCTAGGCGTTGGCCGACTACAGGCCTCAACCTTGCGCCGTAGGATTAATGAGCAGAAGTGGGCAGAAGCTGCCAACGAATTGCTGAAGTGGAACCTTAACCTTGGCAAGCCATCAAAAGGATTAATTCGCAGAAGAGAAGCTGAAAAGGCTCTATTTTTGCATTAGTAGTTAGATGAAACATAAGATTATCTTCTGGTGCGTGTTTATCACAGCCATAGTTTTCCTAGCCTTTCGCTTTGATTATGTGCAGAAAAAAGAGAAAGTTGGAATAAAATCAAGCACATTGGACCTTATCTACAAGATGGAAGGGTCAATGAACCAAGCCTATTTGGACAGTGCAGGCCACTGGACCATTGGCGTGGGACATAAGATTAAGGACTCTGAGACACACCTTCTGTTTGCCCGTTTGTCTAAGCGTGAAATAGAAGACCTCCTCAGACGCGATTTAGAGCCCTGTGAGCGGTTTTTAACCACTAAGATAGAGTACCCCATTAACCAGGGTCAATTCGACGCTCTTATGAGCCTATGCCATAACATAGGTGTGGACAATTTAGCCCGCTCTTCTGTGGTATTTCATCTTAATGGGTTCAGAGAAAAGTCTGCAGCCAACGCGTTTTTACACTGGAACAAGCCCCAAGAGCTGACAAAAAGGCGACGAGAAGAACGAAGATTGTTCTTATCTGACATATGATTACATGGGGCTTAAAGCCCCTTTTTTGTGCATAAGTAGTATTAGGGATGTGCACAATCCCATACTATCATTTTACCTCGAGGAAATACCATGGACGGATTTAAGAAGAACCCTAAGATTGCTTGTTATAAGGAGGGCGGTCAGGTAGGCTACAAGTCACGCAAGACACCTTGCGACAAAGAAGACGTTAAGCAAGACAAAGCCATCGTTAAGAAAGCTGTTGGCCAGCATGAAGCCATGAAGCACAAAGGCGAAGGCAAGACAGAATTGAAGTTAAAGACTGGCGGTCGTTGCAAGAAAGACGGCGGCACAGTACGTAAGTACAAAACTGGTGGTGAAGTTATTGGTATGAAGAAGACTGCCGAAGACAAGAAAGACATCGCCGGCATCAAGAAAAAAGGTTCAGAGCCAAAGAAGAAAGCCCCTAAGACAAAACAAGCTCCTGTCAAATCAATGGGTATGGCAAAGCCAGAAATGCCAATGGAAGGCGAGTTACCAATGTTCCAATACGGTGGTTCTGTTCCTGTAGGTCAAGGCGCTATGTCTGAGTTAGACCGCAAGATGATGGAATCTGAGAGACAGCGCAAGATGGCTCGCACAAAGAATGCTCAAGGCGCAGGTTTAACTCCAAGCCAAATGTCTCAATTCGCTGGTCAAGAGATGGCTGGACAAGGCAACGTTAGTGACGCAGAACGCGCAATATTAAAAGGCGTTACTGCAATCGGTCGTGCTGTTGGCGGCTGCGTATAATGCCTTATAAGTCAGAAGCGCAGCGCGGTGCCATGGGTGCCGCAGCTGCAGGCAAAAGCACACTTGGCATACCTAAGAAGGTTGGCAAGGAGTTCATGAAGGCAGGTCCAGCATCTAAGAACCTACCTAAGAAGGTGCCTAAAAAAGCAGCAGGCAGAGGAAGATAAACCGTGGCGTACTCAAATACAGAAAATCAAACAAAAATTAAAGTTGCTCAATTAATTGAGTACGCGTTCCGTGCCGCTGGCAAAACAGCAGAAGAACAAACTCCTCAGTACATTGACGCAGCTAAGCAATCTCTTTACTACATCCTACAAGACTTGCCAAACAAGGGCGTTAACTTGTGGATGATTAAAGAGGTTTTAATTGGTCTTGTTAATGGTCAAAAGATAGTTGACCTACCTGCCACAACCATTGGTATCCGTGCAGCAAACTGGTCTTACCAAGTTGCACCACAGATAACAGCAGCCTTACCAGCAGCAAACGCCAATGCAAGTACTTTGTTTGACGGCAACCTAGACGGCTTTGCTACATCTATCGCTGGTTCTAATAACTGGTTTGGTGCATCTTACAGCACAGGCGAAACAATCACCAACGTCGGATTCAACGCCTACGTTGCGGGCGGTGGTTCAGCAGTGTACAACTTGGTTTTAGAATCAAGCACAGACGGAGTTACATGGTCTAGCATCGAGACATTCCCAACAACAACATTGTCTGATGGTGAGTGGGCCTACTACCCAATCAACACCACAGTAACACACAACTACTACAGATTGCGTGAGACTGTTGCCTCTACATTCTCACTTCGTCAAATCACATTCAACTACGTACAGCAAGTTATCCCCATGGCTCCTATGAACCGTGACGATTACTTTGCTCTACCACAGCAAGCCTTTTCTTCTAACCGTGCGTTACAGTACTGGTTTGACAAAAAGATTGAGCCACAGATTCGTGTCTGGCCGGTTCCAAACAACGACTTCCAGATGTTGCAGATGGTACTAGAGTTGCAGCCTTGGGACGTGGGTAACCTCAGCAATGAGCTCTATGTGCCTAACCGTTGGTTGCGCGCCGTACAAGCTATGTTAAGCCATGAGTTGGCACTGCAGTTGCCAGGTATTGATTTGAACAGAATTCAGTACTTAGAAGCGCAGGCGATGAAACACTTACAAGGCGCTGAGAACGGTGAGGAAGACGAACTACCAATCTTCTTTAGACCTAACTACTCTTACTACACAAGGTAATCATGGCAGCATATGTAATGACCTACAACAATCTTGTTCAGGATATCATTCGATATTCTGAGCGAGATGACGCATCTTTTGTTGACCAAATTCCTATGTTGATTGGTATTGCTGAGCAAGCCATCGCAGCAGAAGTAAAGACACTTTGGGAATTAAACGTAGTTACAACAACCCTTACTCCTACTCAAGGCACCTTGTCAAAGCCAGCTCGTTGGCGTAAGACTGTGTCCATGAAGATTAACGGCGAGCCAGTAACACACCGCTCACAAGACTACGTGGCACAAGTACAGTCTGAGTTTAGCAACTCACAACCTATGTACTACGCTGACTATGACTACGACCACTGGGCTTTAGGACCAAAGCCAGACGCTGCTTATCCTGTAGAAATTATTTACTACAGCCGTATCCAGCCGTTAGATTCATCTAACCAAGAAAACTTAATCACAAGAGAGGCACCACAGGCTCTTTTGTTTGGAACACTATTACAGTGTCAAGGCTATTTAAAGAGCCCAGATAAATTACAACTATGGCAAGGCATGTATGACAAAGCCATGGCTGCTCTGAAAGGCGAAAACGCGAGCCGCAATATTGACCGCAATACTAGCGTACAGGAGCCGTAATGCCAACATTTGTATCACCATTTACTGGCGACGTAGTACAGCCTACCGACGTTAGTTACATCTCTTTAACGTTTAGTACTAACCAGGTTTTGGTATGGCCTAACTACGCCGTACCAGGTGCAACAACCGTTGCGGCTGCTCGTGTTATGGATTGTACTGCAACAGCAGCCAGCCGTACCATCTCATTACCAAACGCTACTCAAGGCTCCGTTGGTACGGACATTCTTATCCGTAACAAAGGCTCTAACGCGTTCACTGTGGTTGACTCTACAGGTGCGAATGGTGTTACAGTAGCCGTTGGTGACGCAATATACTTTTATCTAACCGACAACACAACAGCTGCAGGTATCTGGAGCAACGTTGAGTTTGGTGCTGGCACGTCTATTGCAGATGCAGCGTCATTGGTTGGTAATGGTTTGATTAACAGCTCTGGTAAGTTAGAAACTTCCACAGACGTTATTGCTGTATCAACAGCACCAACGTTTACAGAAAGCAGCCGAGCCTTGGCTTATGTTTGGACCGGTGGCGCTGGTACATTCAACCTACCAAACCCAACGACGATTGACAACGGTTGGTTTATCATGGTGCGTAACGGCGGTACCGGCGCGCTTACAATCGACCCATACAGCACACAGACAATTGACGGCAACACAAGCCTAATATTTTACCCGTCTGACTCAGCGACCATTGTGTACGATGAGACAACAGGTAACTTCTTTACAGTTGGCTTGGCTCGTCAAACAGCCGTAACTTACACAGCTGCTACGTACGACGTTGACAGTATCCCCGGCTCAACATTTAGCTTGGTTACATACGCTCCAAACATTCAAACGTATGAGGCTTTCTCAGGAACTAGAACAACGAACTTAACGGTTCAGCTTCCAGCTATTACTCAGTTGTACGTTGTTAACAACCAAACTGGTTCTTCTGCATACAACATCATTATGCAGATTTCTGGCAGCTTGGGAACAACCGTTACCGTTGCGAATGGTGTGTCAACACTGATTCTTAGTGACGGCGTTAACCTATCTGTATTATCATCTCAGTCTGCTGCGGGTAGTTTCTTAGCAAACAACGGCAGCGCAGCTGCACCAGCTTTCTCATTTACCAGTGACACATCCTCTGGTATGTACTTGATAAACAACCATCAGTTAGGATTATCAGCCAACGGTCAGCTGATGTTGGACATTGATGCTACCAACTTATCAAACTTACAGTTATCAACAGACGCACAGTTTAACGCTGCGTTAATTGCGGGCGGTACATTCTAATGGCAGAACAAAAACAAGACCCAAATCTTAGCATGGTGTATACCCTTGGGGTACAAGCCGGCATTAAAAGAGATGGTACGACGTTTGAATCTCGTGAATTTACTGACGGCGTTTGGACTCGCTTCCAGCGTATGGTGCCACGTAAGATGGGTGGATATCGCCAAATGTTCCGTGACCCAAACGGTATTGCACGAGGCATGATTTCAAACGCGTACAACGCGTTGAACTACATTTTTGCAGGCAATGCAAACACGCTAGATGCATTTACAACTGGCACAAACTTTGGTGTTGGTAGTGGTCCGTTCCCTGCAAAGATGATGATTGGCTACGCACCATTTACATTGGTGTCTAGTGCCTCTCCAGCGTTTGTGATTGCTGGTAACGTGACTGCAGACTTCCCAGCGGGTGGTAAGGTTGTATTCAACCAAACTCCTGGGTCTACTGTTTATACAGTATTGTCTTCTGTTTATTCAGCACCAAACACTACGGTGACATTGACAACATCGTTTGGTGGCTCTCCAACAACCGTGTGGTTAGCCAATACATACTATCAACCAAACCCAGACAACACCTGGCAGCTTGACATTCAGTACAACCCACAGGGCGAAGCCTTGCAGGTTATTGCTCACCCAGGTAAGAACTTATCAAACATCGACAACGGCACTGTGTCTCAAGTTTATGCTGGTAACATCTTACCAGGTGCTGGTAATACTTGGGAGTTCTATGGCTTGGCTGATACAGAAGGCGCTAACCCAACCAACGCACCTATTGAAGTAGACGGCGGTGTTTGCGTTCTGTATCCGTTCATCTTTGTGTATGGCTCAAACGGTTTTATTTCAAACAACCACGTTGACGCAACATACGCGGACCAGAGCTTTAACGATTGGAACGGAGCGTTAGCCAACCGTGTTAACATGGCCGCCGGTAAGATTGTTAAGGGCATGCCGGTACGAGGCGGTACACAGTCTCCATCAGGATTGTTCTGGGCCACAGACTCATTGATTCGTGTGTCGTTCACAAACGACCCAACGCAGTACTGGCGTTACGATATTCTTTCTAGCCAAACCTCTATCATGTCATCAAATGCCGTAGTTGAAATGGACGGTATTTATTACTGGATGGGTGTTGACCGTTTCTACAAATATAACGGTGCTGTTTCAGTTGTGCCAAATGATAAGAACGTAAACTGGCTTTTTGACAACTTAAACTTCACACAACGCCAAAAAGTTTGGGCAACAAAAGTGCCTAGATATAATGAGATTTGGTTCTTTTATCCACGTGGCACAGCAACAGAGTGCACAGATGCAATCATCTACAACGTTAAAGATAACATCTGGTACGACGCTGGCCAGGCTGTTGGAGCACAACGCTCTTGTGGCTACACCACAGAAGTTTTCCCAACACCAATTTGGTTTGACTGGAACTACGTTGCAACCTTTGGAACAGGCGTTAGAACCATAGCAACTCCAGCTGGCGAACCAGCACCTAACGCAGACCAGTTTTATTTAAGTGGTGACCAGACAACCGTGTTTGTCCCCGGTTCAAACTTCCAGTTCTCTACTGTGGTAACTGATACGTTTTATGAAGTTGAAACGGCGTCATACAATGCCGTTAAGAACTTTACTTTAGTAACAGCCACACAAAACTTTGTGTCATCTCCTGGGGTTGGACAGAACGTCTATCCAGTGAGCAACGGTTACACCATGTGGCAGCATGAGTTTGGTGTTAATGCGGTCAGTGACGACGGCACTTTGGCCATACCATCGTCAGTAACAACATGTGACATCAGTTGGATTGGTGGTACTCCAGCGGGCGATACTCCTACAGGAGTTAACCGTCGTATTCACTTACGCCGTGTTGAGCCGGACTTTTTACAGACCGGCGACATGACATTGCAGGTAGTTGGTAGTGGATTTGCTAGAGGCCCGGAAGAGTTGTCTCCAGTGTTTACCTTTGGTCCTAACGATGGTAAGGTGGACTTGCGTATTGAAAACCGTGAGTCTCGTTTAATCTTTACATCCAACACCGTGAACGGCGACTACCAAATGGGTAGGGTTATCATCACCGCAGAATACGGTAGCGAGCGTCCATAATGTCAAGGATATTCCAAGACATACCCCAACTACCGGAGGGTGTTAGTTGGGCCGATTGGAATGGAAACATGCTCCATTATTTTGGAGAAGAGCCTCTACCAATGGTAAGTGAGGAAGACTGGAAGCAGTTTGCTTTAACCATGTCCAGTTTGACAACCTTTTCAGCCTACGGTTTACCCGACCC